TATCCGACCATCATCACGCAGATGCTGGGCCAGCGGATCACCTGGCTGGCCTCCTATGCGGTGGTTGGAAATACCGTCGCTCAGGTCATCTCCACCCAGCTCCCACAGCTTCAGGCGCTCTCGACGAAGCCGGACTATGTGCTGATGGAGATCGGCTACAACGATTTCAGCGTCGGCGCGACGGCGGCGGCAGTGCAAGCTCAGTACGCCCAGCTGCTGACGGCAATCAACGGGCTCGGCATCAAGGTCGTTGCTGTCACCGACTCCCCGGGCACGACCCTGACGGCCTCTCAGCAGCTCCAGCAGCAGACGTTCAATGCCTGGCTGGTGGGTCAGGGTCGCGCAAACAAGAGCCTGATCGTCGTGGATGGCTACAGCTGCGTCGTCGGCACGGCCGCAGACGGTTCGGCCGGCGCCATGCACTCGACCATGAGGCAGTCGGACGGCATCCACCATGCGCCGTCCGGCGCGATGGCTATTGCGCGCGAGCTGTTCACGGTGCTGGACCCGATCATCCCCAAGCGCAGCATCTTTGGAGCCGGCGCCAGCGCGGCGGCGCAGCTGGTCTACAACCCCAACGCCGACGGCGACAACGCCAGCGGCGCCAACGGCTGGACGGCCGGCGCGGGTGTTACCGGGAATGGCCCCAGCTACTGGAACGCGGTCTGCGCGAATGCGACGGCGACCACATCTTCTGTCGCTCGCTCGGCAAGCTCCTACGCCCCACAGAACAAGACTGGCGCGCTTCTCAATGTGGCGGCCAGCATCACGGCAAACGACGGCACCGTTACCGTCGTGCCGGCGACCACCACGAACATCAGGTTTATCCCGTTCGCCAACGGCGCGACGGTGCAGCTGGGCTACCGCGTCATGCCGACCGTGGACAACGGCGCCGGCTATGTGGTGACAACGGCCGGCACGCTCGGCGCAGCGGACGACTCGGCCACCTGGTCAACTACGCCGGGGGCCGTCGTGCAATCTGGCGCTGGCACCGCCCGCCTGACGGTCGTGGAGAAGATCGTCCCCGGTGACACGGTGGTATTTGTCGCAGAGGTTTTCGGCGCAGTCACAGGCGGCTCGGGCGGCGTCTACGCCCAGCTGGCCGCCTTCACCTCGGCGTTCGGCAACCTCGGCTCGACCTACGGTGGGCGCCTCAACATCGGCACCTACGGCCCGAACGCCGGCTATATGCCGCCGTCGATGGTGCTGCAAACGGCCCCGTTCACGCTGCCGACCAACACCGGGATCGTGCAGCCGCAGGTCGTCATCAGCGGGACCAACGGAGCGGCGATCACGGCACAGATCGGCGCTTGCATGCTGCGCAAGGTCAGCTGATTCCAAGCCCCTGCCGGTGCTGATAGGAGCCCGCCTACTTGGCTGGCTTTTTCTTTTCCGGCACTGGCTCCCAGGCGTCTAGATAGGCCTCAAAGGCGGCTTTGCCGGCCAGGTCGATCTTGGCCCAGTGGCGCGGCAGTAGCCGCTGCGAGCGGTGCACGCGGACCTCGGATACCGGCTTCGGAGGCCGGCCGCCTTTGTTCTTGGTGGCTGCAGTCATCAAGTTATTAGACCACGCAAACAGGGGGTTCGCTGTCCTTGGTTATCGTGGTCTCATAACCGCATGACTACACAGTTAGCACCATGACAGGCGGACACCTTGCGGATGTGCTGGAGTCCATCGCCCATGCTATTCGAGCGCTGCCAGCAGGCGGCCAAGTGGCGCAGGTCTTTCCATCCATGCAGCCAGCGCCCGCGCCGCCGCCACCACCGCCATCTCCGTCGCAGCCAACGCCGCCGGTTGCGGCGGTCCCGATCGCGGTGCCCGCTGCCGCGGCGGTGCCTCAGGAACAGCAGACCGACGGCGAATCGATGGCCGCATGGCTCGCGACCTACCGGACGATCCTCGGCGACCGCGGCTATGACCCGCAGACGATCCGCAACCGCTCCGCATCGGTGAAGTTCATCGAGTCCAGCTTGGGCGCGAGGCCGCTGCGTGGCATCAAGCCGCACGAGATCGCGTCGCTGCTGAAGACCTGCAGCCCGCACAAGGCGGTGAGGGTGCTCGGCGAACTGCGAGACGTCTACGTCGAGGCCATCGCCAACGGGGAGGCCGAAACAAGCCCTGCCGCCCACGTCAAGCCGCCCAGGGCACCAGGCCTGCGCAAACGGCTGACCCTGGAGACGTGGAACGACATGCTGCTGCTGGCCAGCGCAGGCACCGTCCCGTGGGTGCCGGCGATGCTGCTTCTCGCGCTGCACACCGGCCAGCGTCGCGCGGACCTTGCCAAGATGCGGTTCAGCGACGTGGTGGATGGGCACCTGCGCATCGAGCAGCAAAAGAAGGCCCGCAAGAAGATCGGCGCGCGCGTGGCCATCCCGCTCAGCCTGCGCCTGGAGGCGACCGGGATGACACTTGGCGAAGTGATCGAGCTCTGCCGCGACATCGGCGCGCCGGGCGACACACTGCTGCGCCAGGCCAACGGCAGACCTATCGAGATGTCATCGCTCAGCGCGCGGTTCTGCGAACTGATCGTGCAGGTCGTGCCGCCTGATGCCTACGCTGAATACGAGCGCCCCAGCCTGCACGAGGCCCGGTCGCTCGCCGCGCGCACTTACATCGACGAGGGGATGGCTCCGGCCGTCGTGCAAACGCTGCTCGGGCACAAGAACGCGGAGATGACCAAGGTCTATCTTGACGACCGAGGACTTACGGCCGCCGAATGGAAGCACGTCTCCGCCTGAGCGGAACAACTCGGCCCCCGCAGTTCCGCCCCCCTCAGCACGATGCCTCCCCATGGCATCGCTGCTCACCAAGCTCGCAAACCGGCTGGGCCTTCACACCGAAGCCCAGGCGCGCTCGCGTGAGCTGACCGCCGGCCGCCGCGTGGCGGCCGTGGCCCAGGCCCAGCAGCGCAGCCTTCTGTCGGCGCTCACCACCAACGACGTGGCCAGCTGGCAGGCCGACGGCCAGCACATCAACGCCGATACCGAAGCCGGCCTGTCCGTCGCCATCGCCCGCAGCCGCGACGCCGCGCGCAACAACCCCTTCGCGCGCCGCTTCATCGGCATGGTCCGCCGCAATGTGCTGGGCCCGCACGGCGTGCGCCTGCAGATGCGCCTGCGCACCGAAGCGGGCCTCAAGGCCGGGGTGAACGAGACCCTCGAAGGCGCCTACCTCGCCTGGGGCCGCAAGGGCGCCTGCGACGTGACGGGCCGCTGCACCCGCAAGGACCTCGACCGCCTGGCCCTGCGGCACTGCATCGTCGACGGCTGTGTGTTCGCCCGCATCCTGTCGGGCCGTGGCCCGCACGGCATGCAGGTGCAGCTGCTGCCCGTCGACGTGCTGGCCCGCACGCACCGCGCAGACCTGGCCGACGGCGTGCGCATCCGCCAGGGCGTCGAGATGGACGCGTTCGGCGCCGTGCGCGCCTACTGGCTGCGCGGCGTCGACGCCTCGGCGCTAGACACCTTCGCCACCGCGCGCAACTTCATCCGCGTGCCGGCCAGCGAGATGCTGCACCTGCAGTTGCCCGACGAGGTTCTGCAGCTGCTCGGCGTGCCCTGGATGCAGGCGGCCCTCAAGCCCATGTACCAGTCGGCCGACTTCGCCGCCTCCGGCCTCAACAAGGCCCGTGAGAGCGCCAAGCGCGGCGGCTTCTTCGAAGTGTCGCCCGACGCGGCGCCGCCCCCGCCCCTGGAAGACGGCAAGGCGCCCGACGGCACGCCCTTTCAGACGCTGCAGGACGGCACCTGGGACCTGCTGCCACAGGGCCTCAAGGCCACGCCCTTCGAGAGCGACTACCCCAACATCGAATACGGCCAGTTCATCAAGGACTGCCTGCGCAACATTGCCAGTGCGCTCGAGGTCAGCTACATCAGCCTCGGCAACGACCTGAGCGACGTGAACTACAGCTCCGGTCAGCTCGGCCTGGGCGACGAGCGCACGCTGTGGCTCGAGCTGCAGCAGTGGTTCGTCGCGCACTGGACGCAGCCCATCTTTGAGCGCTGGCTCAGCCATGCGCTCGTGGCCGCGCCCGAGCTGGGCAGCCTCAGCTTCGCCCGCATCGAGGCCTACGTCGGGGCTGCGCGCTGGCAGCTGCACACCTGGCAGCCGCTGGACCCGCTCAAGACCATCGAAGCCCAGCGCAGCCGAATCGAGGCCGGCATCACCAGCCCGCAGCGCGTGATGGCCGAGAACGGCGACGACCCCGACGAGGTGCTCGCCGAGCGCCAAGAGTGGGCCGCCAAGGTCAAGACCGCCGGCCTGGCCGAGCCGGCCGAGGCCGACCCCACCGCCGCCGCGGCCAAGGCCCGGCGCCTGCAACTCATCACCGGGGCCACGCAGGCCACCGGCACGGAGTAACCCCATGCCTGCTGTCATTGAGCGCAACAGCCTGCCTGACAACGTCCGCAAGGCCCTCGCTGAGCCGCAGAAGCGCGCCATGGCCTACGAGCGCGGCGCCATCGACAAGGAAGCCCGCACCGTCGAACTCTGCTTCGCCAGTGACGCGCCTTATGAGCGCTGGTGGGGCGTGGAGATCCTCGATTGCACCGGCTCCGCCGTGAACCTCGAGCGCCTCAACAACCGCCACCCGCTGCTACTCGACCACAACACCCGCGATCAGATCGGCGTGGTGGAGAAGGCGTGGGTCGACAGCGACCGCAAGTGCCGCGCGATGGTGAAGTTCAGCCGCTCGGCGCGCGCCGAGGAAATCTTCCAGGACGTCCTCGACGGCATCCGCGAGCTCGTCTCGGTCGGCTACTCCATCGACGACATGGTGCTCGAAAGCCGCACCGACGACGACGCCACCTACCGCGTCACCGCCTGGACGCCCTACGAGGTGTCCATCGTTTCCATCCCGGCCGACACCACCGTTGGGGTGGGCCGCTCCCTGGCCGCCGAGGCCGCAACCGCTCAACCCCAGGAGACCCGCATGAGCGACACCACCACCACCGCCCCGGCGCCCGCACCCGCGCCGGACATCCGCGTCATCGCCAGCCAGGCCGCCACGCAGGAACGCGAGCGCGCCAACGCCATCCGCGCCATGGGCCACGCCCACAGCCTGGCCGACGAGGCCGCCGCCGCCGTCGACAGCGGCGCCACCGTCGATGCCTTCCGCGAGCTGGTGCTCAAGAAGCTCGAGGAGCGCGGCAAGCTCAAGCCCGCCGTCAGCCCCGAACTGGGCCTCAGTGAGCGCGAACAGCAGCGCTTCAGCATCACGCGGCTGATGTACGCGCTGCTGGAGCCGAATGACAGTGACGCCCAGAAGCGCGCCGCCTTCGAAATCGAGTGCTCGGTGCAAGCCCGCAAGCTGCGCCCGCTGGACGAGAAGGGCGAGCACTACAGCCACCGCGCCTCCGGCTACACCGTGCCGGTGGACGTGCTGAAGGGCAGCATCGCCCGCGAAGCCAAGGTGGCCGAGGCCGTGCGCGCCATGCTGGCGCAGCGTGACCTGACCGTCGGTACGCCGACCGCTGGCGGCAACCTGGTGGCCACCGACCTGCTGGCCGGCAGCTTTATCGACCTGCTGCGCAATCGCATGGTGCTGGCCCAGCTCGGCGCCACCGTGCTGGACGGCCTCACCGGCAACATCGCCATCCCGAGCCAGACGGCCGGCGCCAGCACCTACTGGGTGGCCGAAGGCGTGAACGTGACCGAGAGCCAGGCCGCATTCGGTCAAGTCACGCTGACGCCGAAGACCGTGGGCATGTTCACGGACTTCTCGCGCAAGACGCTGTTGCAATCCACGCCCGCCATCGAGGCGCTGGTGCGCGCCGACCTGGCCAACGGCATCGCGTGCGAGATCGACCGCGTTGGCCTGGCCGGCAGCGGTAGCGGCGCCGAGCCGCGCGGCGTGATCAACACCGCCGGCATCGGCGCGGTGGCGGGCGGCACCAACGGCGCCGCGCCGACCTATGCGCACATGGTGGCGCTGGAAGAGGCCGTCGCCATCGCCAACGCGGATGTCGGCAGCCTGCGCTTCTGCACCAACGCCAAGATGCGCGCCCAGCTGCGCCTCACCCAGGTCTTCGCGTCGACCAACGGTGCGCCCGTGTTCGACAACGACAAGATCATGGGCTACGAGACGGGCATCACCAACAGCATGCCCAGCACGCTGACCAAGGGCTCCGCAGCCGGGGTCTGCTCGGGCATCGCTTTCGGCAACTGGAGCGACCTGCTGATCGGCTTCTGGTCCGGCCTGGACCTGATCCTCGACCCCTATGCCCTGGCCACGGCCGGCGGCCGCCGCATCGTCGCGCTGCAGGACTGCGACACCGCCGCCCGCCGGGCCGCGAGCTTCGCGGCCATGTTGGACGCCCTGCGCACCTGACGCGCCGCCACCCGGCGCCGCCGCGTGCAGCGCCGGGTCTCGCTCACCTCACCGAGACCCCGCCATGAAGATCCTCGTCACCCAAGACACCTTCGCCCCGTCGCTCGACGGCCCCACGTTCATCAGCGCCAACGAGGTCGTCGATATCGAGGTCGACCACGGCCACGGCATCGTCGTCGCCGGCAAGGCCCTCTACGTTGATCAGAAGGACGCCAAGGGCCGCCCGGCCCACCTGCTGGCCAGCGACAAGCGCCTCGAGGCCGCCGCCGAGGCGCGCGCTGCCGCGGCGGCTGCCGCCCAGGCAGCGGCCCAGAAGCCCGAGACGGCCGACAAGGCCGAGGCCTGACGCGCCATGCCGTTCGACGACGACCTCGCCGCCATGCTCGCCGACGCCGGTGAGCCGCTCACGCTCAACGGGCAGCCCATCCATGGGCTGTTCGATGTGCAAGGCGAGGTCGTCCTCGACGGCATGGTCACCACGGCCACCACGGCTGAAGTGCTGGCCGCCGACGCCGCTCAGCCCGACCAAACCCTGGTGCGGGTCGGCAGCGGCGTCTCCTACATCGTGCGCCGCGTGCTGCCCCAGCCGCCCGACGGCGCGCTGCACCAGCTGGTGCTCGCCAAGGTCTGACCGCCATGCTCGCCGCCGCCCAAGTTCGTCAACTCGTCGCCCAACGCCTGCTGGCCGTGGCTCTCACCGCCGGCCGCGTGTTCGAGGGCCGCTACCACCCGGCAGCGGAGAACGAACTGCCTTGCTGGTTCGTCTCCATCGAGCCCGGCGAGGACATCGAGACCGAAGGCATCAGCTGGCCCGGCCTCATGACGCACCGCCTGCGCATCCGAGCCGACGGCTTTGCCGCCAGCACGCTCGACCTCGAGACCCAGCTCGACACGCTGCAGCTGCAAGGCCTGCAAGCCCTCTTTGCCACGCAGCCCCCGTTCTCGCTGCGCTGCGTTGGCACCCGCCGCCGCGCCGACGACGACGCCAACGGCGGCGCCCGTCTGGGCGCGCTGACCCTGCACCTCGAGGCCGTCTTCCATGGCGTCGAGGGTGAGCCCGAGACCCTCATCCCCTGACCCCATCACAGGAGCCCCACCATGTCTTACAACACCCTCATCGGCGCGCAGTTCTTCCTGTCCACCACGCTGGAAGCCGCCAAGGCGGTCACCGCCATCAGCAACGCGGCGCCGCCCGTCGTCACCTCGGCCGCCCACGGCTACGCCAACAACGACGAGATCCTGCTGCTGAACAACTGGGACGACTTCAACGAGTCCGTCGTCCGCGCGTCGGCCGTGGCCGCCAACGTGTTCAGCATCGCCGGCTACGACTCCACCAACACCGACTTCTACCCGCCGGCCAGCGCGGTGGGCAACGCCCAGAAGATCGCCGGCTGGACCAGCATCGGCCAGGTGCTCGGCGTCACGCCCAGCGGCGGCGAGGCGAGCTTCGAAGAGGTCAAGCCCTTCGACCGCCGCAACGCCGTGAAGCTGTTCACCGGCTTCAGCGGCGCGAGCCTGGAACTCACGCTCGGCTGGGACCGCTCGCGCGCGGACCAGCAGGCCATGCAGGCCGCCTCCCGTGTGGGCGGCAAGAAGGCCATCAAGTTCGTGCTGCCCGGCGGCATCTACGCCTACGCGTACGGCACGGTCAGCGCCTCTTCGCTGCCGGTGTTCGAGTCGGTCATGAAGCAAAAGGTCGTCTTCACGATGGCCGGCGCCTTCACCAGCTTCTGATCGCCATGAGCACCGCAACGTATCAGCTGGTCGTCGGCGACCGCATCGAGTTCGACGTGAAGTTCACGCTGAACGACGCCGGCGTCGACAAGCCCTTCGGCATGCGCCTGTCCGCGCGTCGGCAAGAACTGACCGAGCAGGAGCGTGAGCTTGGCGAGCAGGTCAAGGTGCAGGAGTTCCTCGCCGCGCGCGGCGTGGCGCTGGTCGCCTGGATCGGCAAGCCGCCGCTGCAGGACGCCGACGGCGCCCCCGTGCCGCCCGGCCCCGAAGCGCTGGGCGCGCTGTACCGCCTGGTGGGCGGCATGGTGTCGCTGGTGTTCGCCGGCTACCTGCAGGCCAACGGCGCGCGCGGCACGTCGGGAAACTGACGCGGCTGGCGACGCTGCTGGCCGCCAACGAGATCGACCTCGGCACCCCCGACGATGACCCGTTCGACGACACCCCGACCGACGACCGCGCCGCGGTCGGCCTCGCCCGCCTGGCAGCGATCGCCAGGCAGCGGGGCGTCGCGCGTGTCGAGCGGCCCGCGTTCGTCCTGCTCCCCGAGAACGTGCCCGTGCTGCGCCTGTGGGGCGCCGTGCAAACCCAGTGGGCCCACGGCCCTCTCGGGCCCACGGGCTTCCAGTGGCACAGCCTGCGCCTGCACCCCGACGTGCGCGCCATCCCTGCGACCGAGCGCGAGCGCCTGCTTCAGGGCCTCGCGGTCATGGAGCGCGCCTGGCTGGCGCAACGCCACGTCATGCAAGCCGCCGAGCAGCGCGGCAAGAGCCTAGGAGCCTGACGCGTGGACGACCTCAAGATTCGCCTCGTGCTGGAAGGCGCCGAGCAGGTGCAGACCGGCGCCACCAAGGCCGCCGACGGCCTGAACAAGCTCGGCCAGGCCGGCCAGCGCGCCGGCCAGCAAGCTCAGCTGTCGGGCCAGCAAATGGCGCAGGTCAGCGCACAGTTGCAAGATCTGTTCGTGCAGATCCAGGGCGGCCAGGCGCCCATCACGGCCATCCTGCAGCAGGGGTCGCAGTTGTCGGCGGTGTTTGGCGGCGTTGGCAATGCGGCTCGCGCCGTAGCCTCTGCCATTGGGCCGGTGGGTGCGGTAGTGGGCATCGCTGCCGGCTCCATCGCGGCGCTGGGGCTGGCCTACAACCAAGGAGCCGAGGAGGCGAAGGCCTACGCGCGGGCGATGATCCTCTCAGGCAACGCCGCAGACGTTACTGTGGGCCAGCTGCAGGAGATGGCGCGTGCGCAGTCACTGATCGTCGGCACTCAGGGCGAGGCGGCTGCAGCGTTGACCAAGTTGGCGGCGACTGGCCAAGTCTCTGCGGGCAGCCTTGAGTCGGCAGCCGAGGCGGCAGTCCGCTTCGCGCGTGTCGGCGGCGACATCGACGCGGTCGCGAAGAGTTTCGCCAAGCTCGGTGGCGCGCCGCTGAAGGGCCTGATTGACCTCAATGAGGCGGAGAACTTCCTGACCGTCTCGGTTTACAGGCAAGTCAAGGCACTGACAGAGCAGGGCCGTACCGCTGAGGCGGCGGCAGTTGCGCAGCAGGCCTACGCGGCCGCTGTGAACGGGCGAGCACAGCAGTTGGAGCAAAGCCTTGGCACCGTTGAGCGGGCATGGATGGCGGTGAAGGACTCCGCCAAGCTCGCATGGGACGCGATGCTGAACATCGGTCGCGCGGACACTGGCGCGAGCCTCGACCGAGAAATCGCGGTGCTGCAACGCCGCCAGCAGATCCTTGCTGGTGGGAACGCGCAGCAGCAGACCGAAGCAATTCTGATCGGCCAGCGCATCGCTGCCTTGCAGACGCAACGCGACGCGTTGGGCGAGGTGGAACGTGAACAGCGCAGGTACGCTGATATGCAGGCCCAGAGCGCCCGCGCCACCAAGACGGTCATCGAGGCCGACGAGAAGGCCGCCGAGGCGGCCAAGAAGCTCGCCCGCTTGCGCGATGAAGAGAACGCTGCCCTTGAACGCGCCGTAGGCCTGTCCGGCAGCTACCAGAAGGACCTGGCGGAACTGCTCAAGCTGCGCCAGCAGGGACGGCTCACCGAAGAGCAATACATCAAGGCTGTCGAAAACCTCATCAAGGTGCAGCCGGTGGTGCGCGAGCAGCTGGAAGCCCAGGCCACGGCGCAGAAGAAGGCAGCCGACGCGCTGGACGACCTGCTCAAGGCGGAGCAGCGCCGCGTGGACGCCTTGTACAAGAGCGCCGAGCAGGCCTCAGCTCAAGTGCTGAAGCTGCAGGAGGAAGAGAAGGGCATCGCCCTGGCCGCGCAGCGCAACATCACGCTCGCCGAGGCCATCGAGAGGGTCACCATCGCGCGCCTCGAGGAAGTGCACGCCAAGGCCACTGCGCAGAACGATTACGGCGCCGCCGCGGCCTTGCGTGCCGAGATCGACGCGCGCGAGAAGCTGGCCACGCTGGTTGGCCGCAAGGAAGCTCGCGAGGCCGCCAAACGCGGCGCCGACGACGCCGCGCGCGAGTGGAAGCGCGTGACCGCCGACATGGAGCGCACCCTCACCGACTCGCTCATGCGCGGCTTCGAGAGCGGCAAGGGCTTCGCGATCACGCTGCGCGACACCATCGTCAACATGTTCAAGACGATGGTGCTGCGGCCCGTCGTGCAGGCGGTGGTGCAGCCGGTGTCGAACGCTTTGACTGGCTGGATGCAAGGGCTGCTCAAGTCGGGCGGCTCTGGCGGGCTGAACCTGGGCCAGTTGATCAGCGGCGTCGGCTCGTTCTTCAACTCGTCGTGGTTGTCGGGCATTGGCGCGAGCATGGGCGGTGCCGCGGGCGCCACCGGCGCAGCCTCGGCAGCCGCTGGCAGCGCGGGCTTGAGCTCCGCCGCCGCCGCCGGCCCGCTGGCCGCCATGATCGCGATGTTCATGGGTGCGGCCGACAGCGCCTATGCGAACGGCTTCAACCAGAACAACTTCAGCTACAACAGGGCATGGCTGCAGACGGGCGGCCTGGCGCCGCCCACGGTCAAGTTCGACACCAATGCTCTCGTCAAGCTCGGCATCAACGAGCGCCTGGCCAACGTCATCACGGGTGCATCGCTGTGGAGCCGCGCATTCGGCCACAGCAATCCCGAAGTCCAGGGTACGGGCATTTCCGGCACGGTGAACGCCGGCGGCTTCACCGGTCAGGCCTATGCTGATTGGATAAAGAAGGGCGGCTGGTTCCGGTCGGACAAGACCGGCACCGACCGTAGCCCGATCAGCAGCGCGCTGGATGCTGAGCTGGACCGCACCATCGGCGCGGTCTACAAGTCCGCCGCCGAGTACGCCAAGGTGCTGGGCCTGCCGGTGTCGGCCGTCAACGGCTACGCCGCGCAGTTCAAGGTCGTCTGGGGCAAGACCGAGGAGGAGAACAAGGCCGCTCTCGAGGCTGCTTTCGCCAACGTGGGCGAGCAGCTGGCCGCGCGCTACGCCACCCAGCTGGCGCCGCTGCAGCGCTACGGCGAGACCCTGGCGGCCACGCTGGCGCGCCTGTCCACGCTGCAGAACTTCTCGACCGGGCTGAACAGCCTGGGCGGCGTGTTCGGCCGCATCGCGGCCAGCAGCATCACGGCGCGCGAGCACCTCATCGAGCTGGCCGGCGGCATGGAGGCGCTCAGCCAGCAGGCGCTGGGCTTCGTGCAGAACTACTACAACCGCGAGGAGATCGCCGGCGTCAAGGCGCGTGAGGTGCAGGGCGCCTTTGCCGACGCCGGCATCACCGCCGAGGTGAACACGCGCGAGCAATTCCGCGCGCTGGTGGAAAGCCTGGACCCCGGCACCACCATGGGTCGCGAGCAGCTGGCCGCGCTGCTGAAGTTGCAAGGCAGTTTCGCCACCGTGGCCGACTACCTCAGCGAGACCGGCCTGACGCTCAGCCAGGCCGCCGCCCAGGCGCCGGCCAACGACATGCTCAGCCCGCTGCTCAGCACGGTGAGCCAGCAGCTGCAGCTGGCCCAGCAGTCGATGGACGCGCAGCACGAGACGCGCGACGCCACGCTGCTGGTGGTCGATGGCATCCGCGAGCTGATCGCCCTGGCGCAGTCCAACGGCTCGAGCGGCAGCTGGATGCCCGGTTACCGGCAACCCGAAGTGACCCTGGCGCGCTGACATGGCCTACCCCATCTTGATGATCCTCGAGGAAAGCGAAGCCGCCCGGCAGGGGGGCATCGAGCCCACGCGCGCCACCAACGGCCTGCTCAAGGTGCGCCGGTTGTACAGCACCGACAAGACCGACTTCATCGTCGTGCACATGCTCACGCGCGAGGAGCGCGACACGCTGATGGCGTTCTACAACGCCAACCTCACCGCGCAGTTCGCCTTCCTGTGGCCGGGCGACGGTGCGACGTACACCTGCCGCTTCTCGGCCGCGCCGCAGGTGTGGCGCAAGGGCCTCTACTACCGCGTCACCGTGCGCCTGGCTGAGGTCTGAGGCGATGAAGACCTTGTCTGTCGCCCTGGCTGCCGCGCTCGGTGCGCCCGTGCAGCGCCCGGCCATCCTGGTGGAGCTGGCGTTCAGCCCGGTCAAACGCTGGAGCAGCTACGCCGAGCTGGCGTGGGACGGCCAGACCTGGCTGAAGGAGGACGTGAGTGTTGAGTCGCTGGAGGTGGGCGCGCTGACCCTGTCCGGTGCGCTGCGCCTGGGCAATGGCGACGGTGCTGCCGCGGCGCTGGTGCGGGCGCAGGGGGTGCAGGACCGCGGCGTGCGCATCTGGGGCTACGACGCCGCGGCGACCGGCGCTGCGGACGTGGTCTGGTTGGCCGACGGCATCTGTGCCGCGGCGCAGATCGGCCCCGACGCCGTGCGCATCGCCCTGCGCCACCCGAGCGAGTACACGCTGGCGCCGCGCACCTTCGTGAGCGAGGCGGAGTTTGCGCCGCTGTTGCCCGCTGGCACGGTGCTCAAGATCAACGGCCAGGCTTACTCCCTGGCGCGCAGGAATTGAAGCTGCTATGGCTCTCGTCACCGACCCGCTCACCATCCCGCCGGCCGGCACGCTGAACGGCGTGGGACAGGGGGCCGCCGCGCGCCAGCTGGCAGCCGCCGCCTCGCGCGCCGTTGTGCCGCTCGTCTACGGCGAGGACCGCATCGGCGGCCTGGTGTTGAACGTGTTGGCTGCGGCGGGCACGCCTGGCACGCTGCTGGTGCAAGTGCTGTGGTGCCACGCCTGCGACAGCATCAACGACATGCGCCTTGGCGATGAGGCGCTGCCCGCCGGCGTCACGGCCACCCACTACACCGGCGCGCAGACGGTGGAGGACGCCACGCTGGTGGCCGCCTTTGCGGCGCAGGGCATCAGCGGCGTGCGACCGCTCACCGGCTATGCATGGAGCCTCATCACCATGCCTGCCGCGCTGTTCAACGGCACGCTCAACTTCACCGCGCGCATCCGCGGCCGCCGCTGCTATGACCCGGAGTTCGACACCACCGCCGGCGGCGCGGGCCCGCAGCGCCTGGCCGACCCGGCCACCTGGGCCTACAGCGAGGTACCCGCGGTGTGCTTGGGCGACTTCCTGGCCAGCCCGGTGTATGGCTGCGGCGTCAATGTGGACTGGGCCAGCGTGAAGCTCACCGGCGCGGCGAACCGGGCCATCGTGCCGGGCTCCAGCGAGCCGCGGCGCGTGATCGGCGTGGCCTTCACCACAGCCTCTGCCGCAACCGATGTGGCCGAAACCCTGCGGGCCTATGCCGGTTGCTTCCTGCTGCCGGGGCCGGCGGGCGTGCGGCTGCTGGCCGATGCGAACGACGCGCCGGTGGCCACCTACCGCCACTCGCTGGGCGACATCGCCGCCATCGACCCGCTGGAGCTGCGCGACCTGGGCCTGGCGCCGACGGCGGTGGAGGTGATCTATACCGACACCAGCGCCATCCCCTGGCGTGACGCATCGGCGCTGGCGCTGGTGGCTGGCGCCGGCGTCACCAAGCCTTGGCGCCTCAGCCAGGTGCGGCTGCCGGGCATCCATCGCCACAGCCAGGCGCAGCGCGAGGCGGACGAGCGGCTCAACAAGTTGCTGCTGCATGACGTGACGACGAGCATGGAGGTGTTCGACATCGGCATCCGGCACGACGAAGGCGACATCGTCACCGTCGAGCACCCCATCGGCCTGGACATGGTGGCAATGCGCGTCACCCATGTGACGACGCCATCGCCCGGCCGCTGGCGGCTGGACTTGGTGCGCCACAGCGGCGAGGCGTACAGCGACGGTGTCGTGACGGTGGCGCCCACGGTGGACGGTTCCCGGCTGCTGCCGATCGCGCCGCCATCGGACGTCGCCGGCCTGGCCGGCGTGGTGAGCAAGGGCATCATCACCTGGACCTGGACGCCGCCGGCCGAGCGCTACTACCTGGAGACGCGGCTGCGCTTGAACGGCGCCGACTGGGCGTCGGCCACGCCGCTGTGGGCCGGTCGCGGCAGCTCGCTGATCCAGACGGTCGGCGCAGCGGGAACGTACGTCCTGCGCGCGCGGCATGCGGTCATCGACGGCCAGGAGAGCGGTGGCGTGGCTACGGCCACCGTCATCGTCACGGCCGCCGATCTGGACGCTTCTGCGCTTGACCCTACGCCGCCCCCTCAGCCCGATGATCCGACACTATCGGCCGGCTTCGCCACCGTGCTGGTCGAGCAGGCGCCGCCGGCGTACACCGTGGGCCATGGCCACGGCACGACGCGCCTGTATGGCAAGGCCTACACCAGCGGCGCGCTGCCCGAGTTTGCGGACGCTGAGGTGCTGGCTGAGTTCGCTGGCATCGCCTATGCCCACTCGTGCGGGCTCGGCAAGACGCTGCGGCTGTGGATCACTTGGGTGACGAAGGACGGCGTCGAGTCGCTGACGCCGGCGGGCGGCACAAACGGCTTCGCCGTGACGACGGGCAAGGTGGGCCACAGCGACCTGGCGCCGCTGATCGTCGAGGCCGACAACATCGCCGACGGCACCATCACCACCGGCAAATTGCTGAGCGGTCTGGAGCCCGTCACCGTCTTCACCGGGGGCTCGCTTCCCGTGACGAAGTCGACCAGCGCGATCTGGTTCGGCAACAAGCTTTATCGCTGGGATGGCGCTGCATACACCGCGGCCGTTCCAACCGGCGACCTCTCAGGGACCATCAGCGACGCGCAGATTGCCGGTCTGGCCGCCGCCAAGGTCAGCGGCACGCTGACCGATGCGCAGCTGCAGGCAATCTCGGCAGCGAAGATCACGGGGCAGCTGACCAATACGCAGATTGCCGACCTCGCTGCAGGCAAGATCACCGGGACACTGATCGACGCTCAGATCGCGGCCGTGGCGGCGGCGAAGCTAACCGGCCAGATCACTGCGACGCAGATCACCGACGGGGCCATCAGCACGCCGAAGCTGGCGGCCGGCGCGGTGACGGCCAATGAGATTGCCGCCGGCTCGGTGACCACCGCGAAGTTGGCGGCCGGGGCCGTCACCGCGAATGAGATCGCGGCTGACACGATCACAGCCGCCCAGATCGCCGCCAGCGCGATCACGGCCACCGAGCTTGCGGCAGGGGCCGTCGTGGCGGGAAAGATTGCCGCGGGGTCTATACAGGCCGGCGACATCGCTGCGGGCGCGATCACGGGCGACCGCCTGGCTGCCAACACGGTGACGGCATCGCAGATCGCCGCGAACACCGTCACAGCTGGTCAGATTGCCGCCGGGGCGATCACCGCGACGGAACTGGCGGCCGACTCGGTGACCGCCGGGAAGATCCAGGCCGGCGCGATCGCCGTGGGCAGCGCGGCCATCGCCGACGGCGCGATTCGGACCGCGCTGATCGAGAACGCTGCAATCGACACGGCCAAGATCGCCGACGGGGCCATTGCGACCGCCAAGATCGGCGATGCCGCGATCACGGCCGCCAAGATTGCCGACGCCCAGATCACCACGGCCAAGATCGCCGATGCGCAGATCACGGCCGCCAAGATCGTCGACGCCACGATCACGACGGCCAAGATCGCCGACGCCCAGATCACCACGGCCAAGATCGGCGACGCGCAGGTGACCTCAGCGAAGGTGGGAGTGCTGTCCGCCAACAACCTGACGGTAGGCGCGATCTCGGACACGGTCAACGGTGGCGCGAGCTCTGGCGCCCGCGTAGATATCGCCGCGAACCTGATCAGGGTCTATGACAGCAGCGGCGTGCTGCGCGTGCGGATCGGGGTTTGGTGATGGTGCAGGGAGTCGAGGTGTACGACGCCAGCGGCAACCTCACGTTGAGCGTCACTGATCGTTTAACCAAGCTTCTAGGAGCCGTCAATGTCTCTTCTTCTGGGTCTCTCACTTTGCCTGCCGCTCTTGCTGGCAACTCGTATTGGTTCGCGTTTATCCCCTCGACGAGTGGTTTCACGGGTACGCCTCCCGTCATCAGCGTCAGCGGAACGACGCTTAGCTGGACCTATCCAGCTGGGGCTACGAATCTCAGCGGCACTGTTCATTACGGCATGTATTAGCGCCTGCGGTGGCGGCGGTTCACAGGAGTCTCACGACATGCCGGCAGGCTTTCAGATCATCAACGACGGCGGCGTGGTTCAGGTCGATCAGGACTTCAAGAATTACGCCCTCTTTTCCAAAACGACGATCAGCAGCTGGCCGAGCAACTGGAACTCGGGAACCGGGGCCAGCGTTTACAGCGCAAGTGTCTCCGTCCCCGCCAGCGGCTCCTACGTCATAGCTTTGGTCACGGATTCGACGTCCTACGCGTCGGTGATGTACGGCGGCACGGTGATGGCTTACCGGTCAACCTCAGGCCTCCCGTCTGTGACTGCCTATGTATTCGCCGCGCCGGGCGCCAGTGGCGCGAGCAGCGGGCTGCAGGTGTTCGACGCGGCGGGGCAAGTTGTGTTTGACGCTGCGTTGAAGTACATGCGCGTGGTCTATGCAGGAGCTATCCCTTCAAGGTCACTGCCAAATGACGTGCCCTACACGTACTCGGGGTTGCCCAGCGGAAGTTACGCAGTCGTCCAGTCGTTCAGCCGTCAGCACTATGTTTACAGCCCCGGTGTTCCGGGCTCCTGGCAGGTTTGGAGAGATTTCTACCGGTCTGCTGCCACGGGCTTCGAAGTTCGCAACAGCGGCTTCGCCACGGGCCCCGGCAACGCAAGCGGCTTTGCGGAGCAGTTGGTCGGCGGGCCCGTGCTCCTCATCGATGTCTCTGGACTCTGAGACGCCCCTGGCTCCTGAAAGGCCTCCATGCCAGAACCCACTTCCACCGCCGTCGCCACGGTCGCGGTGGCCACAGCTACCGTGCCCGCGCTCACCGCGTTCGGTGTGCCATTGGGCCTGCGGCCCGAGCTGCTGATCGCCGGTTTCGCCGGCGCGCTTGTGGCCATCGTGCTGCTCAATGCGGTGCCATCTACGGGTGACACCTGGCGCGAACTGCTCCGCACCACGTCGCGCCGCATCAGCGCGGCCGTGGCCAGCAGTCTGACCGCGGGTTACCTCACGCCCATGCTGGCGGCTGGCGTCACCATCAGCGAGCCGGTGCTGCTGGGGCTGGCCTTCGCCGCCGGGGCTGGCGCCCAGCAGTTGGTGCGTGCGGCCATTGCGCGGCTTGGCGCCAAGGTGGCCGCCGGGGAGGGCGCTCCGTGATGCTCGTCCTCCACTGGCTCTGCGCCCTCGTCATCCTGGCCGAGGCGCTCAACAAGCTCGACCGCACCGCCCCGCTGCGGCCCGGCCTCGCGCCGCGCGATCGGGCCACCGAGTGGCTCAAGGCGGCGGCGTGGCTGCTGCTAGCCCTGGGTGCCGGCGGCGGGCTGGCTGGCCCGCTGCTCCACCAGGCGCCGCCGACGCTGCCCGACGTGTGCATCGCAGTCGGCTTCGCCGTCCTGATCGTCCGTACCCGTGTCAAGGAGGGCTGAATGCCTGACGAACGCCTGGGCAGCTTCTTCTGGCTGTCCGAATTTCTCCGCAGCGACACCGCCACCCGCAAGGGCCTGGCCAACGTGCCCGACGCTGGCGCGCTGGTCAACATCCGCGGCGTGCTCGCGCCGGGCATGGAGCGCGTGCGCAACCTGCTCGCCGGACCGGTGCACATCACCAGCGGGTACCGCGCGCCCGAGGTGAATCGCGCCGTCGGTGGCTCGGGCGCCAGCCAGCACTGCCAGGGCCTGGCGGCTGATTTCATCGCTCCCGGCTTCGGCACGCCGCGCTCCATCGCCCGCCACCTCATGACCCACGCGCCCGAGCTGCGCTTCGACCAGCTCATCTTCGAGGGCACCTGGGTCCACATCAGCTTCGTGCCAGGCAAGGGGCGCGGCGAGGTGCTGACAGCCCATTTCATGGCCGGCCAGCCGGTGACTTACTCGCGCGGGGTGGCGTGATGCTTCCCTCCTGGTCGATCGCTACGGCCGTTGCGGTCGCCGCCATCGCCGGCGCCTACCTGCACGGTCACCGCAC